CCAATCCGAACGCACTGGCGGTCGCCAAGTCGCTCAACATTTCGCCTGCCACCATCGATCTGGTGTTTGCCGGGAAAGGCAACGGACATCAGCGCAGACGGCGCGGGCTCACCGGCGGGCAAGCCGATACACCACCGCAAGTCATCAGAAAGGGCGCGACCATGTCGTCGTTTGCTCAACGCATCACGGCTACCGAGCAGCGCCTCAACGCGCTGCGCGATCAACTTAACGAGCACTGGACCAAGACCGACGAAACCAATGTCAGCGACGAGCAGCTGAGCACCGCTAACGGGATCACCGAGCGGATCAACCAGGAAGAGCGGGCGCTCGCCGGCCTGCGCGATGCCGAGCGCCATCTCGCGTCCACGTCGGACGACGGTGCCGGCTCTCGCGCACTCGTTCCGGCACGGGCGGCACAATCATCGATCGTCGCCGCGCCTGCGGTTCTAACGCCGCGGCCGTTCAGCCTGGCGCCGAAAAAACAACTGAGTGCCCTCGATCATCTGGTGCGCGCCGGCACCGTGATGCTCAAAGCGCATTGCGATCGCGCGCCTTTCCAGCAGAAACTGGTGGAAATCTACGGCCAGGATGAAGGCACGCGCGCGGTGCTCGAATGGACGCAGCGCGCCGCTTCTACTATAGCGACGACCACGCAAACCGGATGGGCCGCCGAGCTATCCCAGACGCTGTTCACCGCCTTCATGGAGGTGCTGTATCCGAAGGCGATCTATCCGCGGCTGGCGGCCAAGGGCCTGTCGCTGAGCTTTGGCCCCGCGGGGAAAATCCTCATTCCGACGCGGGCGACCACTCCGACCGTCGCCGGATCGTTCGTCGGCGAGGGGCTGCCGATCCCGGTGCGCCAGGGTTTGTTCACGTCGCAAACGCTGACGCCAAAGAAAATGGCCGTCATCACGACCTGGACCCGGGAAATTCAGGACCACTCGGTGCCTGCGATCGAGGGCTTGCTGCGCGATGCCGTGCAGGAAGACACCGCGATCTCGCTCGACTCGGTGCTGCTCGACGCCAACCCGGCAACGACCGTGCGCCCGGCCGGCATCTTGAACGGCATCAGCGGACTGACACCAACCGCTGGCGGCGGCTTCGCTGCCCTGACCGGCGACATCAAAGCGGTCTCTGGTGCTCTGCTCACCGGCACCAAGGGCAATGTCCGCAATCCGGTTTGGCTGATGAATCCGCAACAGATAAACAGCGCGCTCTATGTTGCGGCTCCCGGTGCCGGCGTATTCCCGTATCGAAGCGAAATCCAAGCCGGTCAGTTGGGCGGCTGGCCGGTCATCGATTCCGGCACGGTCCCGGCCGGCACCGTGATAGCCATCGATGCCGCGGACTTCGTCGCGGTGGGCGGCGATGCTCCACGCTTCGAAATTAGCGATCAGGCGACGCTGCACATGGAGGACACCACGCCGCTCGACATCGGCACGCCGGGCTCGCCGGCCACGATCGCGGCGCCGGTCAAATCGATGTGGCAGACGGACTCGCTTGCTCTTCGACTGATACTGCCGACCAACTGGACGATCCGCCGCGCGGGTGTCGTTGCGTGGGTGGCGGGGGTCACATGGTAGCCTGGGGTTCATCCTGAACTTTCCTGCAACAGAAGGAGGTCCATCGTGACCGACACCGATCAAGCTCGCGCCACCGAAGCGCAAAATGAAGCCGTCAAAAAGCGCCTCGCCGACGAACGGCAAGCGCGCGAAAAGGCGCACGCCGAACACCGCGATGCGCTCGGCGGCGGCAACGTAAAACCCACGCCGACGCAGGAAGAGAATGATCTCGCGGCATCCGGCGTCCACGTGATTGACAAGGAGCCAGACGGCTCGCCGCCCGATCCGGGTACCAATCAGCCGGCGCCGTTGGGCAGCACCGCCGGCCACACCACGCGGCAGGTCGAGCCGGGCAAGCCGGCGAGCCGTGGCACCTATCCGACCCGCAGCGCGACGCCAGAAAAGCATGACTGAGACGGCGGCGAAGCGCCCTCGCGGCGATTTTCAGACTAGGGCGAGCACGCCACCATCATGACCGTCCGCGGGTTTCTGACACGAGTCGCCAAGCTTGTCGGCAAGTCTGAAGGCAACTACCGGCCCGGCCCGTATTATTTGCCGGTCACCGGCGGCTGGCTTCCGGCCGATGTCGGCGACAGCTGGAATTGGTGGCAGAACGGTCACTGCGTCCAGGGCATATCGACACAGTCGGCGATGGTTGAAGCTTGCGTCTCAGCCTATGCGCAGACCGTCGCGATGTGTCCCGGCGAGCATTGGCGACTCAACGACAAGGGCGGACGCGAGCGCGTCAAGACATCGTCGCTCTCGCGTCTGCTGCGTCATCCGAACGACTATCAGTCGATCAGCGATTTTCTACTGAACACAACGCGCTCGCTCTATCTCGAGGGCAATGCCTATGCGCTCGGGCTGCGCAATTCGCGGTTCGAGATCGACGAACTGCATCTCATGGACCCGCTGCTGTCCTATCCGCGGCTCGCCGTCACCGGCGAAGTTTTCTATCAGTTGCACGGCAACCAGGTGATCGAGAAGCGGCTCGGTGCCGAGCCGCTGATCGTGCCGCAACGCGATGTCCTGCACATCCGTTTGCATACAGTGCGGCATCGCTGGCCGGTGCCGTTGATCGGCGAGAGCCCGATCGTCGCGGCCTATAACGACATCGGCATCAACAGCGCGATCGCGCGCCAGCAAACCGGGTACTACCTAAACGAGGCGCGGCCGTCGGCCGTGCTCTCGACCGATCTAAAACTCGACAAGGACCAGGTGCAGGCCCTGCGCGATCGCTGGAACGAGCAGGCCAAGGGACTGCACCAGGGCGGCACGCCTATCCTCACCGCCGGTTTGAAAGTTCAGCCATGGGCGCAGAGCGGCAAGGATGCTGCCACCGCTGAGATCATGAAACTAGCAAACGAGCACATTGCGCTCGCCTTCCGCATCCCGTTGCAAATCCTCGGCATCGGCGGCACTCCATATAGCTCGACCGAATTGCTGATGCAGAGCTGGATTGCAAGCGGGCTTGGATTTGCGCTCAACCATATCGAAGAAGCATTCGGGCTGCTGTTCGATCTCAAAGGCCAGCCCGACGAGTATGTGGAATTTGACACTGCCGCGTTGCTGCGCTCGGCGATGAAAGATCGCATCGAGAGCCTGGCGCAAGGTGTGCAGGGCGGCATCTTCGCGCCGAATGAAGCGCGTGCGCTCGAAGGCTATGAAGCAGTTTCGTTCGGCGACGAGCCGCGCGTGCAGCAGCAGGTCGTGCCGCTCAGTCAGATCGGAAAGACCCCAGCACCGCCCGCGCCGATCGCGGCGCCGCCCGCGCCGAACGAGCAGTCAAAGCCGCCAACACCGGCGCCACCTGCTGCTGGCGCGCCCAAAAAGTCGGGCGATGAATTAGCCGCTGCTTTCGCTCGAGCACTGAAGGCTGCCGCGTGATGGACGAAGAAACTATAACGGCGCTAGCAAAAGGCTTGATGCCGGTCGTGCGCGAAACTATTGCCGAAGCGCTGGTGCCGGTCGCCGCGCGCCTTGCTGGGTTCGAGGCGCGACCGATGGAAAGGGGCGAACCAGGTCCGCAAGGTCCGGCTGGAGAACGGGGAGCCGATGGCTCGGCTGGACCGCCGGGGGCTGTCGGTGAACGTGGCGAGTCCGGTGCCGAGGCGATGCTGCCGCCCGATCTGGCCGAGCATGTCGCCAGTGCGGCGCGCCTGCTGCACGAACTGCCACCGATCGCGGTGCGCGATGCACCACCTCCGGTGCGGGTGATGCGCATCGAGCGCGATGAGAACGGCGCCCTGGTGCCGATCTACGATGAGTCGAAATCGTGATCATCAAAATATCCGACGCAGCAGCCAACGCGATGCTTGACGTCCTTGCTGGCATCATGGATGGCGGCAGGATCGAACTTTCGGACAATGGCAAAGTGCTCGCAGTGCTGAAACTATCGAATCCAGCGGCCAACGATGCTGTTGGCGGCGAGGTCCTGTTCAACAGGATCGCCGAGGAGGATGCTGCACTGGCGCAAGGCGTCGCCTCTTCCGCGCGCGTCCTTGCCGCAGACGGCAGCGAGGTCTTGTCCTGTGATGTCGGCGACGAGAATTCCGATGCAGTGATCAAGCTCAACACCACCAGGATTTATCGGAATGGTCCGGTTCGGCTCGCATCTTTCCGCCTGGGGATGGCATGAACTACGATGCGGCGACGAAAACAGCGCGGATGGCCGCCACGATCTTGCAGATCGATGCCAATGCATCGCCGGCCTATATCGAGGTTTGCACCGCGTCGTTTGCCACGACGTTGGTGACCATTACGTTGTCGGACCCGAGCTTTACCGAATCGAGCGGCGTCATCACCATGGCGGGCGCCCCGAAGTCTGGCGTAGCCACCAATGCCGGCACTGCCGCAGTGGCGCGCATCAAGGATGGCGGCGGCACTACCAAGGTCAACAACCTGACAGTCGGCACCAGTGGCGCTGATGTCAACCTCAACAGCACGACGATCAGCATCGGCCAGACCGTGACGCTGTCGTCGGCGACGATCACGCACGCACCATGACCGCTCATCTCGTTCATGAAGATGCTGGCGTTGTTCATACGACTGAACAACACAGCGGCAAGGTCCACACCAATAACGGTCATCCGATCGTCGGGACACTGCAAGAGGCATTTGGCGCGCTGGCGGCGGTCGAGGCGTCCGATGCCGCAGCGATCGCCGGTCTGGTCGGCGTTATCGGCACGCTCGCGGCAACGGAGGCCGCGGACGTCGCTGCGCTCGCTGGCCTGGTTGGCCGCATCGGCACGTTGGCTACGGTGGAGGGCGCCGACACGCCCGCCGTTGTGGGCATGGTCGCGGCGGTCGGCACCCTCGCTGCAACCGATGTGGCGGATACGGCTTCGGTTGCTGGGACGGTCGTAACGCTCGGCACCTTAGTGGCAACGGAAGGCCCGGACATTTTCGCCGCAGCCGGCACGGTTGCGTCGGCCAGCGAGATTGTCGGCATACTCGGTGCTACAGAAGGCGCCGACACCGCAGCGTTCGTCGGCGTGGCTGAGACGGCCGATGTTGTCATCGTCGGCGGTGGTGGCGCTTACTATCCTCTGCAGCCACTACCGGTCGAGGGAGTCGGCTACGGTATCCTGCCCGCGTTGTGGGGCGAGGCGCACGGCATCGTCGTCGCGGCAAGTGTCGACGCTGCGATGCTGCGCAGTCTCGCTGGCGCAGCCGTTGGTGTGGTCGGCACCAGTGGGCACAGTGCGGGCTGGCTCACGGTCAAGGCGGCTGCATGCGGCGTCTGTGGGTCGAAAGGTGCGGCGGTTGCCATTGTCGGCGACGTGCGTGCTGCCGGCTCGGGCGTAGTCGTCGCGCGCGGCAAAGGTTTTGGCATTATCGGCAATATCGATGGTTGCGCGGTCGGGCGCCATGACGATGACGAAGCCGCCATCGCTTGGTTGCTAGCGGCATAGAGGGGGAATGAGATGAGCGTTCCCGCCCCGCAATATACGATCTTCGAAGGGCTAAGCACTTGCCTCGCGATGGCGCGGCGTGCGCTGGAGGAAGTCCGCGCGCTGGCGCGCATTCCCGGCCCAGAGGGAAAACGCGGAGAGACCGGCGAAAAGGGCGAACGGGGCGAGCGAGGCGATCCGGGCAAGATCGGGCCGGCGGGGCGCGATGGTCTCGACGGCAAGGACGGCGAACGCGGCCAGAAGGGCGAGCCCGGCCAACTGCCGGCGGCGCGAGAATGGGAGCCCGACACCATCCATTATGCTGGCGCCGTGGTGACTCATGCTGGTGCCACCTGGCAGGCCCGCCGTGATACCGCACAGGCACCAGGGTACGCCGATTGGGCCTGTCTCGCGCGTCCCGGCCGCGATGCGGCGATGCCAAACGTGCGCGGCACCTGGAGCGAAGGCGAAACCTATGCGGTGCTCGATATCGTCGCGCTCGGCGGTTCGAGTTTCATCGCCCGGCGCGATCAGCCCGGCCGTTGTCCGGGCGAGGGCTGGCAGTTGATCGCCTCGGCCGGCAAGCCTGGCATCAAGGGGCCGAAGGGCGAAACCGGCGAACGCGGCGAGCCTGGTGCCCGCGGGCTGCCGGGAGCGGCGGCGCCGTTGATCATCGGTTGGACGATCGACCGTAAGGCTTATATGGCCACGCCGATTCTTTCGGATCAGAGCCCGGCACCGCCGCTCGAGCTGCGCGGTTTGTTCGAGCAGTTTCACGATGAGGCGCGCTGATGGCGGATATCAGGGTCAAGGTGCTCGAGCCGGCCGACAGCTATGCGCTGCTGACGTTGGACGAACTGAAAGCCATGCTTAACGTGCCGTCGACTAATACCAGTGAGGACGCGCAGCTGCAGCTGTTGATTGATCAATACAGCGACGTGATCGCGACCATGTGCAATCGCGTGTTTGCTTATGAGACAGTCGAAGAGACTTGGCGCGGCGACTTGCCGCCGTTCGACGCTCCGCGTTTGTTCTTGACGCGCTATCCGGTCGCCGACGCCGACCTGACGGCGGTGGAATCGCCGCGCGGCACTGTCCTCGACCCGGCGAGCTACGAGCTCGAGAATGCATCTGGCAAGTTGAGCATCGAAGGTGCCTGGGCTGAATCGGTCACCGTGACCTACAGCGGCGGCTATGCTTTGCCCGACGCCGCGCCGCAGGCACTCAAGGCAGCGACCGGATTATTGATTCAGGCGGCGCGGATGCAGGGGCGCATGACAAACGGTCTCCGGTTGGTCATGCACCAAGACACCCGCGTGCAGTATTTTGATCCGGTGCAGATGTTCGGCAAGGCCGGCCTCGCCGCGCCGTTGCAGGCGGCGACCGACACCGTCGACGCCATGCTCTACAAATACATGCGCCTTTATGTTTGACCCGCAGTAACGACATGCCCATTGATTACAGTGCGCTATTATTTGATCCGGTTTATGAGGCACTCGGCGTGCCGGCCGTCATCGGCACTACTGAGATTACCGTCCTTGATGACACGCGGCCGAAGGAACATCCGATTGCGGTGACCGGCGGGCCGGCGGTGGTGCGCAGCGTCGGGCCGGGCGCTTTTGCTCGCATTCCCGAATTGACGGAGAAGGGCATCACTCGCGATGTTTGGCTCGATGCGCCACTCGCTTTCAACGGCAGAACCTGGACGGTGCGTTCCTGGGAATTGCGCGGCAGTCCTAACGGCGAGGACCTGGGCGAGGTGCGTTTTTTGCTGAAAGAGTACAACGCCGGCAATGGCGGTGACGGCGGCGGCTTTGTGTCGAACTCGGTCTCCAGCCGCTCGATTGCGGGAGGGGCGATATGACCGTGATGGGGACGCCGTTTGACCGCGTTGTGTGCCCTACGGCCACGCTCGGTACCGGCAATGTCGTGGTCACCGATCCCGAACCGCGGTACATGCGTCCCTATGATGCCGGCGTGCGCGATGGCGATCCGGTCACGCTGCTGCTCGAGGAAGGTAGCGATTTCGAACTGTCAGAAGCGACGGCGAGTAATTGCACAGCACTGAGTTGCACGTTTGCACGCAATGCGGTGCGATACTCTTCGATCGGCGGGGTGGTCAGTCAAGCCAAGTTGAGTTTGAAGGGCGCGGCGCAGGTGTCTGTCGTTGCCGGCGCTGCCGATCTCAACGTCCATCGCGGCGGCACGATTGATGGCGACATCATCCTCAACGGTGATCTCTCGATCAGCGGCATGCTTACGGGACCGAATCTCCCGGCCGGACCTCCGGGGCCGCAAGGGCCGCAAGGCGACCCGGGGCCGCAGGGGCCACAAGGCCCGCAAGGTCCGCAAGGGTTGCAAGGACCGCAGGGCGCCCAGGGTCAGCCAGGTGTAGCCGGACCGCAAGGCGTGCCGGGGGCGGCCTCGACCGTTCCCGGTCCACAGGGTCCGCCCGGGCCTACGGGGCCCGCTGGTGCCGATTCCACCGTTCCCGGGCCACAGGGGCCGGCAGGGGCAACTGGCGCACCGGGAGCTACCGGAGCCCCGGGCCCGGCCGGATCGCAGGGGCTAAAGGGCGACAAGGGCGATGCTGGCAGCGCTGGCACAACGGGACCGCAAGGCCCGGTCGGACCGGCAGGGCCGACTTCCGTCAGCGCCAACGCTGGAAACCTAGCCAAGCTCGGGACCGATAACCTCATCTACGTTTCGAACACTGGTCCGATCAAAGGTGTGACCGACGGCAGCGATGCTGCTGCGGGCATGGTGGGCGAGGTTATCTCGTCCAGTAATTTTGGCGGGATCGCCTTGACCACGAACGTGTCGATTAACGTCACCTATATAACCCTGTCCCCTGGCGACTGGAACGTGGGCGGGGTGGTCATCTTTTCGCCGGCCAACACCGGGCCAAATTCCGTCATTGCGGCGTTGAGCCAGACCGCTGCGACATTGCCCTCTGACAGCGACGTGGCCACAGGCAAGGCCATCATGCAGCAGATTTGGGCGTCGTCGATGCCTTCGAACAAGACCCAGACCACGCCCACAAGCCTCATTCGCGTCAACACCAGCACACCAAAGCCGGTGTACCTGGTGGCATTCGCGACTTTCGGCGGCGGAACGGTGAGTGTGACTGGCTATATCAGCGCCCGCCGAGTCCGATGATATGACCGACGTTCGCGAGGCTATCCTCGAGCGCCTGCTCGAGGTGGTCGCCAGCGTTCCAAATATCCGAACGGCACAACGCAACAACAGCGACACCCCAGAGGAGTCGTTGCCTGCCGTCGTTGTGTTTGACGGCGACGAGGACACCAAGGGCGCCGATGACCGATCGGCGCGGCCATCTAATCGGCCTTATGTCACGTCGATGATGCCGGAGATCATCGTTTCA